TTAAATATAGAAAGAAATGGTGGCTTTGGAGCATCACTTATTGCTAAATTAAAAGAACCAGGTGGAATAAAAGACAATTTATACTATGAAGTAAAAGAAAGAATATTGGAAGAAACTTCAGATGAATTAGGAAGACCAGTTAGAGTAAAAAGAAAAACCAAGGTTTATGGATTAGATTCATCTAAAGGTTCTCGTGATTTACTTATAGAAATACTTAGAGAAAGAATGGAAAGGCACAAAGATAAAATGCCTTCTCCTACTATGTATGATGAACTATCTAAAATGGTAGTTAAGAAAACTGGTAAGGTAGAACATTCTGATAATTCCCATGATGATTTAGTATTTTCATATTTAATGGCTTTATATGTTTGGTATGAAGGTAAGTACTTAAAAGAAAACTTTAATATTAATAAAGCTACAATTAAAACTGAAGACTCTATTGATGATACTATCGGTAAAGATTTAGAACAAAAATATACTGAAATACTAGAAGAGTTTAAGATTCCTATAGATGATGAAAATAGTGCTAAAAAAGAAGTAGATAATTATTTAAAGGTATTAAAAACTGGTATGGGTACTATGTTTTCTGATTTTATGAAACGACAAAGAGATCAAGAGCAACAAATGCTTATGGATATGATACAGAATAAAGCTGTAAGAAAAGCATATTCTGAATATTCTCAAATACCAGAAGAACAGTTAATATCTAATAATAAAGCCAATAAATTTAGAGTACCAGATTCAGTATTTACTAATTTTGGTGAAGATCCAGAAGAATTAGCTAAAAAACAAATAGCTAAGAATATGAATTTTAAAAATTTTAAAGGAGAAAGATAAATATGTATGATGATAATGAATATACTTTTTCTTTAGATGAAGATGTTATTGATAACTCTTCTGTAGAAAACTACATTTATCAAGAAGTAGTAAATAAATAGAAAAGAAAAAGAAAGACGTTCTAAAATAAAAGCGGATTATATTAAAACACATGGTAAAAACTCAAATGATGATGAAGTAAGAAAACACCATCTAATCGTGATTCTTATAAAAAATCACATGATATGCATGAAAAAGAAAAAATCAATGGTGAAAGAGATATTACTGCTAAAGATACTTTGGGGTATACTAGATTATATGGTAAAGATGGTAAACGTGATGCAACTGGATGGGGTGATTCACAATATAAAAGCTCACCAGCTAGAAAAGAAGGTATATTTAAAAGACGATATCAATTTGATAAACTTGATGGTGATTGGAGAATCAATAATATTAAAAACTTAAGTAAAAAAAATAAACTTGATCGTGAAGAAAAAGAAATAGCTAATAAAATTAGAGGTTCATATGCAGCATCTAAAGCTAAACAATTTGAAGCATTAAGTAACAATAAAAAGTACCAAAGATTGTAAGAGATTATGTGAATTCACCAGAAAGTAATGTAAATCGATGGGCAGCTTACCATTATAATAACGCTTTAACAGGTGGTGCGTTAGATAAGGATATTAATAGATCATCTCCTGCTGTACATATAGCATATGCAGCTGATAAAGCTTTATCTAAAGGTACTAAGAAAGCTAAAGATGTAGCTAAAAAATTTGTAGCTAATAAACTTAAGCATAATCGTTCAGCTAAATCTGAAAATACTGATTTATTAGATTTTACTGATGATTGGGATATTTAATTATTTTTAAATAGAGATACCTCTATATAGAGGTATCTCTATATAGAGGTATCTCTATATTTATTTTAATATAATATTTTACTATATTATAATGGGAAGATTTTTCTAACGGAGGTTTTTAATATGGAAGTTAATGGTGTGGATAAAGCATACTCATTAGTAGCAGAAGGTGAACTGTCTACTATATTATCAAATTTTAATTCATCTTATACTTATGACGTAGTAGACGATCTTATGAAAGAAAGATATAATTCTTTCTCAGTAATTTCTAAACCTAATTTTGTAGATGAATTAGAATATTCATTTAAGCAATTATTAGATCAATTTCCTTCAGATAAAGACAATATTATGTATACTAGAAACAATACATATTTAGAAATTATTCGTAGAATCTCTACTAATTCTGGAGTGCAGTTTAATTTAGAAGATATTGATTCAATAGATATAAGATATTTAGCTTCTATTATCTTTGATTTATTTATTTCTAATTATGATAATTATGTATTTAAATTTCTTTATAATTTTATTGTAAATCAGAAAGACTTTATTTATAATCAGTTAGATTTAGTTAAGAATAAAAAGTCTAAAGATATTTCTACTATGTATAATAGGCAATATTATTCTAATGATGTACTAGCTATTATTAGTGCTAGATTATATTCTTGTATTGATTTTATTACAGCATTAGATTTTGATCCTAGAATTACACTAAGCTATATCTATACTTCAGCTGATGAAATAGTTAGAATGAATTATTTACTTCAATATATTGATTCATCTGCCGATTTATTTAGTATTCTAATTAAACCTATTCTTACTAATGATCTAATTTCTCCATCTTTAGTAAATTCTGTAAAGATGGAATTACAGAAGAATTTTACTATTAATAAGGGTAATACTTTTATTAATAATTTATAAAGGAGAATAGTAATGGAAGAAATAACTAAAGAAATTTCACCGATTGATTCTATTTCAAAAACTATTGAAGAAGGTAATAAAGAAATAGAAAATGTTAAAATTACTTATGCTGATGAAATTGATGAACTTATTAAAAAAACTTTAACTAAAGAAGATATTGATAACTTTACTGTGCCTGAATTAACTGATGAACAGTTAAAATCTATTGAAGCTACTGAAGATGATATTAAACTTTATAAGATTGCCAGAATATTAGAGCATGATAAAGAAAATAAATTAGATGTAGAAAATTATATTGATAAAGATCTTTTAAATACAATTATTACTAATGAGCTTAATATTAAAGATATTCCTAATAAAGAAGAACGAAATAAAGCAATTAAATCTTATTTTTTATTTAAAGCTTATGGTTTGTATATGATGTTTGAAAATGCTGAATTTGCTAATAAAGTTAAAGATATCTCTACTAATGTAGATACTGATGAAATTCTTAAAACTTGGTTTAAACATAATAACGATTTATTTGGTATTACAGAAGATTTAGAGTTTTTAGAAGAAAAAGAAAAGAATGAATTTTCTATAGGTAGAGAAGCGTATAAAAGAGCTTTAACTATGGAAACTATTATTGATCAAGCTAAAAAAACTACTTTAAAAAAATTAATTAAAGAATGCTCCGATAAAAGATATAAGAGACATGTAGATAGATTTAATATGTTGATTAGACATCACTTAAGACAACAATTTGTAGATAAAGAATCTAAAACTACTAATTGTGATAATTTACCATTATATACTTCTCTTATTATTGGATTATTATATAAGAATAAACCAGAAGATAAAAAAACAATTGAAGAAATTATTAAAAATGATAAAGATCATAAATTCTCTAGGTCTATTGTAGTTTTAATGTCTTTAGCTTCTAATACTATGGATTTATCTACAGGAGATGTAGTAGAACCATATTTTATTAATATGAATTTATATATGATTTCTAATATTCCTACACTGTCTGATAGTAGTGATAGATGTACTAAGAGAATAGTTGAAGCAGTGTATGAAATTATTTTAAATAAGGACGAGAAAGATGATTAAAGATCTAAATTATAAAAATAAATCTACTGGAATTGAGATTATAGTCGAAGACTATGATGAAATGAAAATAGCGGGAACGGTAACTATTATTATGCCTAACGGTAAAAAACTTGTTCAACTTACTGAACCAGAAGATATTGATAATTATTATTCAGAATCAGAGATTCTTAAATTAGTTTCTTATTTTCTTGATAATAATTGGAATGAACACAAAGAAAAAATTTTTGAAGCATGTTATTATGCACCTATTTGTATTGATTTATTATCTGTAGCCGAATCATTATTGTCTGAAAAAGATGATATAAGTCCTCTAAGTAAATATAAATATTTTTGTGCTAAAGAATGTTCATGGAAAGAGTTGTGCGATTCTATTATTAATGATTTTTATCCAGAATTGATAAATCTTATTGATAAAAAAATGTTTATAAATTATTTAAAAAATGGTGAAATGGTATATATTAATACTAATAATACACTTTATAAGAGAAAAGGGTTTTACTGGGAATATAATTCTCATATTTATGGATACATAGAGGATACAAATACTTAATTATTTTACTAAGGAGAAGATTAAAATGCAGGAAAAAGCACGTAAAATTGTAATGGATTATTTCAATACTCATGTAGATGTAACTGATAATAACCAGATTACTATGGATGATGTTTATGTAGTTTGGTTTTGTAAAACATTACAAAACTGGAAAGCTTTAGTATCTACTAATGTTTCTGATGGAATGTATTATGAGATTACTCATAATGGAGATAAAAAAGAAACATATGTAGATGTATATAAGAAATGGGAAAATTTTAAAGTAGATGACTAAGGAGGATATAATTATGAAATTTCGTAAGAAACCAATTGTGATCGAAGCATATCAGACTTTTGAAGAAAAGGTTATTCCTACTCTAGAAGGGGATATGAAAGCTAGTATTGGTGATTATATTATTACTGGTATTAGAGGAGAACAATATCCATGTAAACCAGATATTTTTAGAAAAACATATGATCCTATAAAAGATAATAATGATGGCATGACTATTGGTCAGGCTATTGAAGCATTAGAAGAAGGAAAACGTTGTGCAAGAAAAACATGGAA